GTCGGCCTTGCCATTTCCGCAGAAAGGCCCAGACGTGACTGTTAACCTCGGCGGCATTGCCGACGTATCTACAGACGCAATCCCTGGTGGTACCGTCACCGAAGAAGTAATCGGTATCCACTCAACATCCACAGGGAACTATCAAAATCTCAACGACACCGGTTCGCTAGTACGAATCAACACCGGCACGACATCTGCCGAAGCTGGCAAAATGTTCGTAGACATGTCCAGCGCTACCGGTATCTCCATCAATGAACTCCGCGAATCTATCCAGATCCAGCGGCTACTCGAACGAGATGCCCGGGGAGGTACCCGCTATCCCGAAATTCTTCGCTCACATTTTCAGGTAAGCGACCCCGGGCTCCTCGTACACCAACGCCCTCTCTTCCTCGGCGGCGGTCAGTCTCAAATCAATATCAATCCGGTAACACAGCAATCACCCTCTGACATTGCTCCTGAACTCACTCCGCAAGGTAATCTCGCCGCATACGGCGTCGTAACCGGCTCAAATCATGGCTTTACCTCTTCCTTCACGGAACACGGCCACATTCTCGGACTAGTCAATGTCCGGGCCGATCTTACCTACCAGCAAGGGATCGAGCGCTATTGGTCCAGGCAAACCCGTTATGACTTCTACTGGCCGGTCCTCTCGCACCTGGGCGAGCAGGAAATTAAGAATCGTGAGGTGTTCGTTTCTAACGACGCGGAAGTCGACGAGGACACGTTCGGCTATATTCCGCGTTACGACGAATACCGATTCAAACAATCCCAGATCACCGGCCTCTTCCGTTCTGAGGCTTCGGCCTCTCTCGACGTGTGGCATTTAGCGCAGGACTTCGCAGCGCTGCCGGCACTTAACGAGGCCTTCATCACAGACGCCGTTCCAATGGATCGCGTACTGGCTGTTCCTTCAGAACCCGATTTCCTCCTGGACGTCTACTTCAAAATTAAAGCAGCTCGTCCTCTGCCTCTCTACGGCACACCGGGCCTCATGGATCATTTCTAATGGATGCCGCAACTGTCATGGGCTTCGCGGCCCCCATTCTCGGGGGCCTCTTCGGCTCTTCTGGCCAGTCATCCGCAAACCGCTCGAACGAGCGTATCGCCAGGGAAAACCGCGAATTTCAAGAACGGATGTCAAATACCGCGTATCAGCGGGCCGCCGCCGATCTCGATGCGGCTGGCCTCAATCGTATACTGGCCCTGGGCGGACCATCGTCAAGCCCCGGCGGCTCTACCGCCGTCATGCAAAACAAAAAGGCCGATATCGGCCGTGGCGTCAGTAACTCAGTAGCCAGCGCACTCGCTGTCAAAAAAGCCACCACCGAAGTAAAAAATATCGAAGCCAATACCAAAGGCACTCAAGCCAATACAGAACTAACCCAAATGCGGACGCTAATCGCTACCCACGGCGAGGAAGTTGCTTCAGTCGCCGCCGACATTGCTCGGACCGTCCGCGAACTCACTGGAAATAAATCGCCTAAAGAAATAGCGGCGATAATCCAGCAAAAAATCAACGAAGCTTCAGGCGTACTCACGGATGCCTTGGAAAAACTAGGCAATACAGGCAAAGACCTGGACAGCGCGTATAAGCGCACCGTGGACTCAATCAACGCCTACATTCAATCAACACTCGACGAACCCCTCTTCAAGTTCGATCGAACTAAAATCGGTAATCCCCGCCCAGGCTCGGACTGGGACCGCTATAACAAAGCGGTAGACAAGGGATACCGTAAATCCTTCAGGGAATGGAAAAATGAGCAAAAATAAAAAAATCCCCGGCAAAAGGCCGTTTTCCCAGGACTTTTCCGGTATCAGCAAAACGGACACCTCGTTTGCGCCTTCATGCGACGTAAATAACATCGTCGCTCAATATGCGAAGCATAAAATACCCTTCGGATCACCCGAAGACCCGAACTACGAGCGCATCCAACACGGCGACCAGGGCGAAGCCAGCACGTTGTCGTATGCCTCTGCGATGCGTGCAAAAGCGGAAATCGACAGTGCCTTCGCCCTTCTGCCCTTATCAGAGCGCGAGAAATACGCTAATTCAAGTTCGGAATGGTTCGACGCTATCTCGACACCAGAACCCCCCACAGAGGCTCTAGAGGCCTCTCCGGCGTCCACTGCTGAACCTGCTCCGCAGGATTCCAAGCCAGGTGAATCGGACGCCGAAGTACAATAACCCCCTTGTCCTTATTGTACTAACTGACAGGAATCCACATAATTCACCATGAAATGCACTCTCACAGGAGAAACCAATGCGCCGACGCAGAATGAAACGCTCCAAATCCAAGAAGCTGTTCAAGAAAACCGCAAACCGTATGCACAAACGCAACATGGCCAAAACCGTCCCGCGCGGCGGAATCGCCCTCTGAGGACCTACTGGTTCCAGGATGACTGGATCGACACAGAGGACCTTATTGCCGACGGTCTTATAAAACGGTGAAACACATCACTCTTATCCTGGCATCCATCCCGCTCTTGGGCGGGTGCCAGGTACAAAGGCTCCAATTTATGGATCATCAAATTAACCTCGCAGAAACCTATACGCGCCTGTACCACGCTCCGCCGTGTGACTCGGCTGGGAACGAAGACTGGTACCCCTTCGATACCAAACAGGAATTCGCAAAATGGCTTGCACGTCACCCATCCCAGCTCAACGCTACACCTGCCCCACAACCGGACTGAAAGCTGTCCGGCTTAAAGGGTTCCAAGGCGAACCCGAACTACTCCTCCCCTGCAACAAATGCCTTTCATGCAAACTCCACAAAGCCCGGGAATGGGCTATACGCTGCTGGCATGAGTCCCAAATGCACGAGGAATCTGCCTACGTAACGTTCACGTACGCTCCCGAGCATCTACCTGCCTACGGCGACCTTAACCACCGGGACTTCCAGCTATTCCTCAAGCGGCTACGCGCCCACACCGGCAAAAAAATCACCTACTTCATGTGCGGCGAATACGGTGATGGAACTCACCGCCCGCACTATCACGCCCTTCTTTTCGGATATTACCCACCGGACCCGGTGTACCACCGCACCGAAAAAGGCCACCGCTACTACAAATCCGCAGAACTAGACCGCCTCTGGCGCTGCGGCTTCACAGATACCTCGTCAGTTAACTATCAATCGAGCGGTTACATCGCTCGATACACTATGAAAAAACAGCTCCCCAGGGAGGAGCTGCAAGATCGGTACATCTACGTAGACACCAACGGAAACACACAAACCCGCCAATTCGAATACACTCGCATGAGCACAGGCCGAGGCTTCGGCCAGGGAATAGGCGGAAAATGGCTCGCTAAATACTGGCGGCATACCCTAGAAAATGACTACGTTCTAGACCCCAAAGGCAACAAACTCCCGGTCCCGAAATATTACCTGGACATACTCGCGCGCGATATCTGCGCCGAGACTTCAGAAAAAAACCGGCTGGCAAGGATTGAAAAAGCCCAAGCCGAGACCGATAACTCCCCGGATGCTCGCCGCCAACGCGCAATCTGCGTCAAAGCCCGAGCCAAACAATTAGTGAGACCTTACTTATGAGTTCAATCCAACAGATGTACACCGTTTATGATTCAAAGGCAGAGACCTTCATGCCTCCTTTTTTCGTACCCTCACGCGGCCTCGCAATCCGTGCATTCGAGGACTGCGTAAACTCCGAAGATCACCACTTCGGCAAACATCCCGCTGACTACACCCTCTTCTTTCTCGGCTCCTTCTTCACCGACACCGGCACTTTCGACGAATTAAGCAAATCCTCCGTCGGAAATGGGGTAGAATTCCTTAACCCCTTCAAACCGGATGATCAAAATGTCAAGAACGCAAGTAGGAGCAACCACGAAGACAGCGGATCTACCTAGAGCGTCCTTCGACCTCTCACATGGTCTGAAAACCACCTTTAATGCTTCAGAACTCGTTCCAATTCTCTCTTTAGAGGTCCTGCCAGGCGATACAATCAACCTCAGGGCCTCTCTTTTTGGCCGCATGGCCACTCCCGTAAAACCGGTACTCGACAACCTTTACCTCGAGACCTTCTTCTTCTTCACGCCTTGGCGCCAGGTATGGCCCAACTTCATTAAAATGATGGGCGAACAAGACAAACCCGGAGACTCGATAGACTTCTCCGTTCCTATCATTTCCGGCGGCGCTCCTCTGGACACCGTCGGATCAATTCACGACTACATGGGCATTCCCCTGGGAACTGTTCCCAATACTCAAACTATCTCGGCCCTGCCATTTCGTTGCTATAACAAAATTTACAACTTCTGGTTTCGGGACGAAAACCTTATCGAATCAGTAATCGAACAGACCAACGACGGGCCTGACGATGCTCTCCAATATACAATCCAGTCTCGGCGTAAGCGTAGAGACTACATAACGTCGGCCTTGCCATTTCCGCAGAAAGGCCCAGACGTGACTGTTAACCTCGGCGGCATTGCCGACGTATCTACAGACGCAATCCCTGGTGGTACCGTCAC